GCATTGCAACTCCTTCTAAACTAAAGAAATTAAATCCTGAAAAGTTTACTGAAGAAAATATTGTAGAACAGCCTGTGTCTAACCTTTTTGCTATTAAGGTAAATGATGGTAGCTCGTTCTAATGTCCAACACAATAATTGAATTACGCCACAGTTATGTTACTGGCAATGTGCCTAGTAGCCTGGCCAATGGCGAAATTGCAATCAATACCTACGATGGAAAATTGTTCTATCGTGGCGGCGTTTCAAATACAATTCAAACAATTGAACGATTTCAAGGACCAGCTGGTCTAAACCAAGAAATTCAATTCAATGATTCGGGTGTTCTTGGTGCTGATTCAGGTTTAACATACAATAAAACTACCGATGTTCTTACAGTTGTTGGTGGTGCTATTGTCGGTGGTGTCAATGTAACACCACAAATTCAATTTGCTTTCACACAAGCAAACTCTGCATTTATAGCAGCTAACTCCGCAGGCGTTTATGCTAATAGTGCTTTTGCAGCGGCTAATGCGGCTACTGCTACCAACCTAACACAAAACAATAGTATAACGGCAGCCTTCGCAGCTGCTAACGCTGCTACTGCTACCGATACAACACAAAATAATTCCATTACGGCTGCTTTTGCGGCTGCTAATGCGGCTACTGCTACCGATACAACTCAGAATAATTCTATAACGGCTGCTTTTGCGGCTGCTAATGCGGCTACTGCTACAGATACAACACAAAACAATAGTATAGCGGCTGCTTTTACCAGAGCAAACAATGCTCTTAACGCCAACACAGGCGGTACAGTAACAGGTGATTTAACGATTGGCACAGGAGCTGGCGGTGTAATCGCTGGTGCTAATGTAATATATTCTAATGTGTTTGTTGCAAATAGTAACGGTTACATACAATTTTCAGATGGTTCAAAACAATTTACCGCAAACGCTGGTTCAGGCACTGCCAACTCCTCTGATTATTTTCCGATTGGAGATTATGGTAATTTAACGGATCCAAGCACATCCGCTTTTGGAGAATTATTAATTGTTGTTTATGATTGTCGAATTGACCCTATAACTCCAAACGGCTTCTTTTTAACGAAAGATTTTGGTCTTTTAACATAAGTATAAATAAGAGATAAATTAAAGGAATATTTTAAATGGCAACGCAAGTTCAATTTAGACGAGGTACTACAGCACAGACCAGCACATTTACAGGTGCTACTGCTGAAATTACCATTGATACCGATAAAGAGGTCGTTGTCGTCCATGATGGCGTAACGGCTGGTGGATACCCTTTAGCTAGAGAAAGTGCGTTAACCGCAAATGTTGCTTCAATAACTGGTGCATTTAATACTGCCAACGCTGCTTTTACAACTGCTAACTCGGCAGGTTCATATGCTAATAGTGCTTTTTTAGTTGCTAATAGTGCGGCTTCTTACTCCAATACAGTAAACAATACACAAAATAATTCCATAACGGCTGCTTTTGCATCTGCTAATTCTGCTGGTGTTTATGCTAATGGTGCCTTTGTAGCTGCTAATACTGCCGATGTTAAAGCTACTTCAGCTGGCGTTTATGCTAATGGTGCATTTGCAGCTGCTAATGCCGCTACTGCTACCGATACAACACAAAATAATTCCATTACGGCAGCTTTTACCGCAGCTAATTCTGCTGGTGTTTATGCTAATGCGGCCTTCACTCGTGCTAACAATAGTATCAATGCAAATACTGGTGGTACAATTGGTGGTGATTTAAGTATTACTGGTAATTTAACTGTTTCTGGATTAACAACTTACACCAATACAACAACATTATTAGTAGCAGATAACATCATTACAGTCAATGCTGCTATTAATCAATCTGCACAACCAACGGTTAATGCTGGTCTTGAAGTAGACCGTGGTGCTCAACCTAATACTTCTATTTTATGGATTGAAACTTTAGGTAAATGGACAGCAAATAATGGTAATGGTTCAATAACCCTTGCAGCTGACTCAGCAGAATCTTATGCTAATGCGGCCTTCTTAGCTGCTAATGCGGCTACAGCTACCAATTTAACACAAAATAATTCCATAACAGCTGCCTTTGCGGCTGCTAATTCTGCAGCAGGAGATGGCCTTGCTTTTGCAATTGCTCTAGGATAAAATATGGCACAACCAACAACAAGACAACAATTTATTGATTACTGCAAACGCCGTTTAGGCTTTCCAGTAATTGACATCAATGTGGATGACGACCAAATTAGCGACCGAGTTGATGACGCTTTGCAATTCTTTGAAGATTACCATTTTGATGGTGTGGAAAAGATGTATATGAAGCACCAAATTACGCAAGCAGACATTGACCGCCGTTGGATTTACTGCCCCGATGCAGTTACCTATGTTGTAGGCATGTTTCCTTTTGATGATTCTAATTCATCTATTAATATGTTTGACTTGCGGTATCAGCTAAGATTACATGACCTCTACGACTTTACATCGGTAAGTTATGTGTCATATGAAATTACCATGCAACATATTCGCACATTAAATTTAATGTTTTCTGGTACTCCACAAATTCGTTTTAATCGCAAACAAAATAAAATCTTTTTAGATATTGATTGGTCTAGAGATATATCTGTTGGCGACTATGTGATAATTGATTGTTATAGAGCTATTCGTCCAGCCACAATTACACTTACAGGAACTGGCACAGCAGTTACAGCGGCTAATACAATTACAGGAACAAATACGGTATTTGACCAAGAGTTACTAGAAGGCGACATTATTACGCTTGATGGCCAAGAGTTGCAAGTCAGTAAAATTATAACCCCAACAATACTTACAACAATTGGCCCTGTAGCAACTAATGTTACAAATGGTGTGCTAACAAAACCAGGCAATTCAGAAGTTTGGAATGACCGCTTTCTAAAGCGCTATGCAACAGCACTCATTAAATACCAATGGGGTTCCAATTTAAGTAAGTTTGCTGGCATACAAATGCCCGGCGGTGTTACTTTAGATGGTGTTCGCATTATGACCGAAGCTAAAGAAGAAATGGATAAGATTGAAGAAGATATGTATAACTTCAATAGCTTGCCAAGTGAGATATTTACGGGATAATTGTAGTGGCCACCAATGTATATTTTAATCCATTTCCATCTAGCCAGATAACTTCCGAGCAGTTGCTCGTAGAAGATTTGGTGATTGAGGCCATGCAGATTTATGGAATGGATATCTTTTATCTTCCTCGTTCTTCTCGTGACCAAGTAGATTATCTATATGGTGAAGATACATTAAAACAATATGTTACCGCATATCCAATTGAGATGTATTTGGAAAATGTTACAGGCATGGATGGTGAACAAGATTTTATTTCCAAATTTGGTTTAGAAATTCGTGATGAGTTAACCTTTCTTGTTTCTCGCCGTAGATTTGCCGCAACGGTACCTTCAAATCGGCCATTATCAGGCGATTTAATTTATATTCCTCTTATCAGAAACATATTTGAAATTACTCATGTAGAGCATGAAAACGACCAAGCAATGTTTTACACATTAGGCCGTGGTCGTGGTGGTAATGTTTATGTTTACGGATTAAAACTTAAACAGTATGTATTTTCAAATGAAATTATTCAAGTTGGTATATCTGAAATTGATGACCAAATTCGTAACTACTATCCAAGAACAAATGTGGCACTATCAGCTGGCGGCACAGGCCAGTTTATCAATGATGAAATTGTTTATCAAAGTGCCAATACATTAGCAAATGCCACAGCAACTGCTGTTGTCCATGACTTTACTCCAAATTCACAAGTCACAATCATTAAAACAATTGGTACTTTTGCATCTGGCGGTACAATTAAAGGCAACACAAGTAGCGCAACTTGGACAATTAGTACCTCAAATGATTTGGTTGCTTTGGATAATGCCTTTGAAGATATCATTGACAACAATCGTATTCAAGCCGAAGCTAATGCTATCATTGATTTTACAGACACAAATCCATTTGGTGAACCATAATGTTAGGTCAAGAACACTACTATAATCGGTCTATTCGTAAAATTGTTGTGGCATTTGGCACACTTTTTAATGATATTCTACTTCAACGCTATACAAAAGATGGTCTTACCAAAAAAGAAATCTTTCGTGTGCCGTTATCCTATGGTTCAAAAGAAAGATATCTAACACAAATTACTTCGGACCCAACACTTACAAAAACAATTAATGTAACTGTTCCAAGGATTTCATTTGAACTTACAGGCATGTCATATGATTCTAGCCGTAAACAACAGTCGCTGATACAGAACTTTGCTTTAAATGCCAATGGCGGAATTAATACACAATATACACC